TATACGTCCATAACGGAACTACTTGGACAGACATTACCAGAACTAGCGGAGATTACTCTGCTACAGCGGCAGAGAACTGGACACACACAGTAATTGGTGGCGTGCTTGTAATGTCTAACTTTGTGGATGATCCGCAGGAATGGCCTCTTACTTCTGGTGTGCCGTCTGTATCTAACAAGATGCAAGACCTGTCTAACTGGCCTGCAAATACAGAGTGTAAATCATTAAGATCATTCCGCTCATTCCTGATCGCTCTTAACATAACCAAGTCATCTGTACCAAACTCAAGGGTGGTTAAGTGGTCAACAGAGGCCGCGGTTAATTCCGTTCCAAGTTCATGGGACGAAACAAGCGCCACGGTTGATGCGGGTGAATACTCTTTGGAAGATACCAAAGGGGCTATCCTTGACGGCCTTCCCCTTCAAGACACCTTTATGATCTACAAAGAAGATTCTATCTACGCTATGACGTATGTAGGAACTCCTTTTATCTTTGCGTTCCGCCAACTATCCCCAACTGTGGGAGCCTTGGCTAAGAACTGTGTCACAGAGTTTGACGGTGGACACTTTATCTTTGGCAACGGTGATATCTATATCAATGACGGCCAGAGGATTAAGAGTATTCTGCCCCATAAGATGAGAGACTACATCTTCTCATACATTGATGGAGATCAGTATAAGAAGTCATTTTGTGTTACAGACTATAACAGGTCTGAAGTGTTGGCTTGTTTTCCATCTGCTGATAACCAGTCTAACCAGTGTGACAAAGCCCTTGTGTGGAACTGGGTAAACAATGCTTTCTCTATCAGAGATATTCCCGACCTTGGGCATATTGCTTACGGAACTATTCAGGATGAAACCGCCCTGACTACTTGGGCGGCGGCAACTCCTACATGGTCAACGGTGTCTGGGTATTGGGCGTCTAACTGGAACACAGTTGAAAACGTCCTTGTATTTGCTTCTCCCACAAATACTAAGGTATACAGGGATAGAGTAGGATTTCAGGCGGATGGCACTAATATGCAGTCCTATGTTGAGCGTGTTGGTTACTCAATGGATGAACAAAATAATCCAGATCATTCCACCGTTAAACACATTAAGGCTATATGGCCTAAGATGACAGTAGATAACAACGAGACAGTAGACTTTTATATTGGAACTCAGATGTCTACAGAAGAGGCTGTTACTTGGGAGGGGCCAATGTCCTTTAACCCAGATACACAATCTAAGATATCATGCAGGGCATCAGGGAAACTGTACGGTGTAAAGATTGAGTCTAATAATGATGCCGGTTGGAGATTGGAAGGTCTTGAGTTTGATGTACAGAACTCAGGGCGCAGAGGTAGCAGGGCTTACTGATGGGATATAACACTTATACGGATAGGAAGGTAAAGAGTGTCACATTCTATCAACCGGGGTCAATCCCCGAAAACCCAGAATACCTTGGAGAGTTTCTGATTAGAGAACTTAAGAAGTTGGGTGACATTGTTTACAACGTATCTAATCTTAGGCTAGAGGAATTACATGAAGAACCTGACAAACCGAGAAATGGTGACATAAGATATGCAGATGGTACAGACTGGGATCCGGGCAGTGGTGCTGGCATCTATGCTTATCTTGGGAGCAGTTGGACAAAACTCTAGCGCAGACTTTAAATCAACATTCCTTATAGGTGAGCCAGAAGGAAGGTATATATCTCCATACTCTACCCTGTCTTGGCTGTCAAACGATTTAGATGATAATTGGAGAAACCGTGTTATAGACATGATTAGTGGGGATACCCATGCTGACATCATGGCTAGAAGCACAGCAAGCGATTTTGGGAGAGTTGATGGTGTTCATAGAGGTAGTTGGCGGAGTCGTATTAGCACTCTGCGTTCTAATGGTATTGTTCCGGTAGTATGGTTGATTTCTGATGACAGTCAACAATTATATGATAGAGGATTAAATAACCAGATTGATTACCAAAATCAAGTTGTTTCTGCGGTTGATGACGTTGTTAGCCATTATGTGGTCTGTCTTGAGTGTGACGAATATTATAGCCCTGCACAGGTATCTACTTTAATAGGGGAACTCAGAAAGAAAACAGATAGGCCAATAGGTGTGCATCTTACGCCGGGGGTTAAGGCTGAGTACATTAAGGATGCAGACATAATATACCTTCAAACAGGATTTAATCTTAATGAACGACAGTTCCGGCAACAGATTGAGAACGCTCTCAGGTTTGGAAAACCAGTTGTCGTATCTGAGTACCACCTCCAAGGAACGTCAGGAAGAGCGAAAGCGTTTGGCGACATTGCTTGCTCCTACCCCGGAGTTGTCGGAACAGGAAACGGAAGAGGAACAACATCTTGTCAAACCCTAGAGTGGGGTCAGACAAGAAAGCAAAAGTGGTATCAACGCCACGAAAAGGAGTTAGTCGTTTCTGGGATCGCAGTAGCCACCCTCTTCGCAATGTTAAAGGACACGCCGAAACTAAAACTACAGGCAAATGACAACGGTTACGAGTTAGGATTAAACTCAGGTGGGTATAGTTTACGATACTCCGAAAATAGAATAGCCGCTACATACAGGATAGACTTTTGAAAACGCATTTAATTAGCGCAGAAGATGTACCGTATATCTGGGATGATGTTGGCCCTATGCTCCATAGAATAAGAGAGCATAGCGAAGGTGAGTTGGAAACTGATGATTTCCTTGATCATCTTATGAATGGTGGTATGCAGTTGTGGATATCTACAGAAGATAAAGAGATTGTAATGTCTGCGGTTACTCAGATTATATCGTATCCACAGAAAAGAGTCCTGCGTGTAATAGCACTAGCGGGTGAGAATTTTAAAGAAGTACACGATAATTGTATAAACATGGTAGAGGCATTTGCCATAAAAAATCAATGCTCCGCACTTGAACTATGGGGCAGAAAGGGGTGGAAAAAAATGTTACCAGATTGGAACAGTAATTACATTGTCTTTACTAAAGACTTGAAAGAGAGGATGCACTAATGGCGGCAGGCGCTTTACTAGATGGCGGCGGTGACGCATGGGCCAGAGATCACGAAGAAATACTTGAACACGCAAGGGGTCTTGGCTATGATAAGGTTCCGGGTGTTTCACTCCCCCCTGCTGATGCACCCAAAGAAACTTGGATTTCAGAAATGGACAAGTTCAATGCGTGGAAAGCATCTGAATTAGCCAAGCCTGAAGCATCCCGATGGTGGGTGATAAGACCTTGGAGTGCTACCGAAGAAGGCGGTAGTGGCGGTGGAGGTGGCGGCTCTTATAAAGCCGCAAACCCATTCTTCCCTCAGTTGGTGCAAGAATACGAAGCACCGGGATTGCTTGACTGGTCAGCCTATATGCCGGAAGGTGGATTGCTTGGTAATGAACAGTATCAGCCGTGGACTAACCCTAATGCAATACCTGAAAATGTATTTTATTATCAGCCGCCAATGATTAACTACTCCCCCGGAGCAGGATTTTCAAGAGGCGGAAGTTATACCGGAGGCCATGGTGGAGGATATGAAGGATACATGGGGCCGGAGTCTGTTGCGCCCCTTGGAGGGTCATCAGGTAAATATGACTCAAGCACTTTGATACCGGGAACTAACACGCCAATACAGTCCTTGTTTGACTATGAAGCAGGTGATATGTCAGAAACCATATACGATCAAGATGGTAACATTGAGCGAAAATACTATGTCAATCCAAATCTAAGGCAAGACCTTGTTGCTCAAGACATTGAGAGAGCAAGGGAAGATGCTTACATTCAAAATGCAGCGCCTATTAAAACTGCTGTTGGTCAGATAGAACTCACCCCTCAACAGGTTGTAGATTGGAATAGAGGGGGCATTGGCTCTCCTTATATTCAAGACCAACTGCAAAATGAAATTGCTAGAGTCGCTAATGAGATTGCATTTAGGCCATCTACATTAACGGCTGAACAACAGGCATTTGAGGCTAGAGGAACAGGAAAATGAGGAATTCATTATGAGCGGTGGATCAACACAGGTTAGCACCACGAAAGTGGAGCCTTGGGAGGCTCAACAAGAGTTTCTTACCAGAGGTTTTGAGTCAGCGGCAAATCTATATGACAGAGGAGCGCCTAAGTATTACGGAAAAGAAACTCTAGCCGGTTTTGATCCTGCAACTACGCTTGGTCAAACCTCTACACTAGGGTATGCGGCAGGGCCGAGAGCCGCCGCACAGCAAGCCGCCGCAGAGAACAGGCTTATACAGGGATTAGGCGGAGAAATAGACACGGCAAGGTTTAATCCGATGATGGATTATCTTGGCCGTCAGATGAAGTCTAACCTTGAAACCAATGTACTTCCAGGCATTAGAGAATCACTTGTTAAATATCAGCCCGGAGGAAGCACCAGAGGCGATCTGGTGCAAGCAAGAGCAATATCTGATGCCAACCAACAGATGCTTGATAAAGCCTCTCAGATGACGTATGACGCTTATACAGGCGCACAAGACAGAGCGTTGAGATATGGCTCTCTTTACCCAACTATCATGGGCGCTCCATTGAGTATGTATCAGGCAATGTCTAATGTTGGAGATCAGCGTAGGGCTATGACTCAGGCTACTATAGACCGTGACATGGCACGATACGAGTACGAAGCCAATGCTCCGCAGAACGCACTGCGTAACTACATGGCTATGGTGTCTGGTGACTATGGCTCAACTACTACGGCTACCACACCGGGGCCAAGCGGTCTTAGTCAGTTAGGACAGATAGCAGGAATCGCAGGCACGTTGTTTGGTGGCGGGGGAATATTCAGATGATTTTTAATTACGGAGTATTGTAATGGCTAGTGTTTACGATGATAGTTGGATGCCTTGGTGGTTAAAAGACTTAGAAGAATGGACTAAAGAAAAATGGGAGGGTGTTCAAGAACTACCCGAAGTTGTAGGAGAGGTTGTTGATGATGCTACTGGCGCTCTTTTAGATTCTGAAAAAGAAAGAAAAGAAAGAGAGCAAAGAAAGATTGATGAAGCCAGAGCCGCCGCAAAAGCCATAGCCGATCTTACTCCCGGCCCTGCTGATCCCGGTATTTGGGCAGGAGGAGAATATAAACCTACTGATGAGTATGGGAGAGTATTACAGGGGCCGTTTGGACAACAGCCTCTTGCCCCAAGACAGGCTCAAGTTGTTAATAAAAAAACTCCGCTAGAAGAAAAAGAAGATTATATGAACCAGTTGCTTATGTCTGCTTTGATGGCAGGAGGCAAACGCACAGGTAGACAAGCACCTAGTTCATACGGAGTGGGTGCTCAAGTTCCCTTTGGTGATCCTTGGGTAATGCGTAGACCGTGGGAACAAGACTATAGGTATTTAAAATGATAGATGAACTAAGAAAACTATTTGCACCGAAGCCAACATCTGATATGAGCGGGTTTAGGTTTGCTGATCTGTTTGATAATAACAGGTGGGAAACAAGGAAGAAAGCAATGGAAGATGTAGCCCCTGACCGACAAGGGGATGATGTATACTACAGGCAGTATGTACCTAGACCATCAGCGGCTCCTGCGCTTACATCAGACCCATCTGTTCATGCAGATGCCGCTCCTGAAGGGTACGATTTTAAATTGCCGTTAGCAGGTGGTGCTGAAATAAACGTGGTTCCGCCTAGTGGGGCAGATCGACGGCACTATGAAAGAAGTCAAGGAACAACTGTTAAAAGAGTAACATCACCTGAAGGTGTAGTAACTACTACAGAGACTACTAAGTATGTTCCAATGGACGATAATTCTTATTGGCGCAAAGAGCATCGTGGTTATGAGCCTTTAGAGTTCGGGCCAACAAGAACTACAGGTAATCCTTTTGGCTATCCAATGCATACAGCCATTCAGGGGCCACCAAGATATACTGATGTATATCAGGAGATGCGAGGCGCTACACCCATGATGCCTATAAGCAACTATAGCCTTTCACCGTATGGGTATACACCTATTGAAATGCCTTCTGCTCCCCCCATATCAGGTATTGGAACAACGCATGGAAGGATGCCTATATTTGGTAGCAGAATTACTCCCTCAGTTCCTTCAGGATTACACCCCGGATGGGAGACTGGATACGGTATGGCAAGTCCTCAGTATGGATACACTACTACCGGCGCTATAACTCCGTTTGAGCCTGCTCCTCAGTCCATGCTAGATAGGTTCCCTAATAGCCCTGTTGGTATGTCGGATGCTGTGAGGAGAAGGATGCTAGAACTTATCCTTACTGACCCTAGCATAATTTTAGAAAGGAGCAATTAATGGCTTTACAGTTTCTACCTTGGCTTATAAGGGCTGGGCAAGGACTAGCCTCCGCTACTGGAGCGAAAGGTGTTGCTAGGGGTGCGGCTAAATATCTTGATCCACGAAAGGTTCCTTTAGAGAAAGGGAAAAGATATGATGTTGTCAACAATGTGGTTCAGGCTAGAACTAGAAGAGGTGCGATTCCTAACTATCTATCTCAGCCGGGGTTTGGGCCAACTGCTATCAAAGCAGGATTAACTTTAGGCGGTGGTAGTATTGCCGCTGATAGGATAGCCTCTATGATGAGGGATGATCCTAGTTATGAGATGGAAGATATCAAAGCCATCCGTGGGTCAATCCTTCCCTCTAATGAGATGCCTACTAAACTGGACTTTGAATCAAGGCAAGCCTTTGAAGCCAGAAAGTCAAAGAGAATGAACAAGCAGATGAAAAGACTGCTACAGTATTACGGCATTGTTAATCTTGTCAACCCTGATGCCGCATCTGATATGCTGAAGTTAGGTACAGCCATGCTTGAGCAAGAGATAGGTCAGATGGGTACTGATCGTCAGGCTAAAATCTTTGACGCTA